GACCATATCTTTTACCCTGATTAAACATAATCAGTTTTTCAGTAAGCTCCATTACATCTTCTGTCAAATAATCTAATTCATAATCTTCTGTTATAAAATCCATAAACCTTAACATATCTTATACCCCCTACTTAGGTATCTCTCTAAAATAGGAATCCTTTGCTATCTCTATTGTTGTATTATGTCTAATCATTGACATATTATTCTTAACACTCAATACTAGATAATGACCCGACATCAAAGGATCTTCAGTATCCTCAGCACCCTTTGAAGGATAATACAAATAAACAACATCGCCTGCCCTTGTTCTAATATTCCCAGGCAATGTTAGTGTTATCTTGTATGTATTTATTTGTTGTAATTGTGATGCTCGAGTCTGTAATGTACGTTCTCTTTTTGAAGTATCCCTACTAGATACTGAATATTCACCAAACATTTGATAGTGCTGCGGAATCAAAAAATTTCTACTATCGTAAACTTCTTTCAAATCATCTACATCTGAATGTAAAAATGACCAATCTTCTAAATGCTTATATTTATCAAATGATTTTTCATAATCAAACCTATAAGTTTTGACTGTCCGTTTGACAATATCATGCTCTATCATAGTACTAGAATACATACCCATAGATAGGTTTTGAATCAAATCAAAACTAGAATCTATCTGAATATTTGAAACCGTATAAGCTGCCTCTGGTGTAGGATGGCCATCAACTTGAAGATCCTTGGCACCATAGTAAAAAGTATCAATAAGTGTATCATCAATATCTGAAACCAAAGTTTCTAATGATATGTAATTAAACCCATCAAGAGTTTCATAAAAAACATAATTAGCACCATCTCTATCTATAGAAACAGACCTACTACATAACCAATCTATCAATTTCATAGGTCGCCAACTCGGACTTATCATATCAAGCAATCCACTAGTATCCTCTATACTAATTGACTTTTCTGATAATAAAGTATCATCCCATACTGCCTTAACTATCTGAGACGCTGTTAAAGAATTAAAAGCTCTACTAATAATAAGTTCTCTATCATCCAAAAATTCCTTTGAAATAAACTCCAAACTATAAGACTTACCACCACTTGTTATTTCAAGAATATTTTTAATAGCATACACTCTAACCGAAACAGAAAAGAAATCCCTATCCTCTGCAGTCTGACCCGAAAATTCAAAAGTTAATGTCTCGTAGCCACAAATAGGAAAGGTGGATATATAATTTTCAGTATCCATAATACTGATACTACCTGATAAAGTATTATTGAAAATACTTTCATATAAATTTATATCCATTACTATCGACTCGATAGACAATTCTCTCTTATGTAAAGACGTTGACAGTACCACAGAAGTTAAATTATACTGAGCTGGAAGTCTTATTTGTGTAGATGGATTAGTAATCTGTATGGCCATTATGTAATTTTCTTTTTAAATTCGTCCTCAATTCTATCTATATATTCATTATTCAGTAAGGAAACCTGACTCTTAGCCTCATTAAGACCAAATTCATAATCCCAATTCTCGACAATATTATTATCAGAATCCTTATGATGAGGTGCATACCACTCACTTTTAGAAGCTACAGATGAAGTAACGCGTGAACCAGAAGATGTTCCTATTACCTCTATTCCCGATCCAATATCATCACCTGTATAAATTATCATTTCCAATGTTGCATCAAACTTGATAACAGTAGCATTTCCAACATCTAAAGTTTCGCCTGGAATAAACGACTGTAATACTGCCGGATCTCCATGATATATATTATCCAACAGTAAAACTTTATTAGGATACTTCTCTAGCATGTATTTATAAAATTCTTCTTCAGACATAAACCAATCCGTATAAGGATTCTCAACATCATTCATCATCATTACGAGCCAATTTCTACTAGGATCACCATGTACCAAATGGGCTAATCTCTCTGGCTTCTGTGTACCATCAATATTCTGTAACACAGGAAGCTGAATATAATTTTTTAGACTATTGCGAAGAGAAACCCGTCGCATAATATCAACCACTTGTTTATACTGCCCACTCCCATCATTATCATACATCATCGTTGGATAATTTTCAAAAAAACCTTTAGCCATTTTCTATTCTCCTATCTGACAGTCAAACTATTTGTCTTAATATCATCAGCAGTTCTGATATTAATCTCTTTGAAAGATAATTCTATATCAACATCATTAGGATAATTATTTAGAGAAGGTTGAAAATTATCATTCGGAGTACTATTAATACTAACAGATTCTAATACACACTTACCAATTTTAGGTAAGAATGGATTATCTGTTCCCTCTGACAAAAAATGTATATCCCATTGGGCAGGAGAACGTAACATTGTATTACTATTCCTTATTTTACTAGGACTAGCAAATGTCTGAATCCAATCGACAATACGTTTCATTTCTATAGATTGATCTTCATTTTGCGGAGTCATCTTATGAGAAAATGAAAATTCTCTTTTTGTAACAGATTTAAAATAAAAATCTTGAAAAACAAATCCGGCTTTACCTCTTTCAAAAGATAATCCAACACTATCTACTATTCTGCCCATTTCTTCTCCGACTGTACGCATTAGTCCTTTATCCTCGTCTGCACCCATTGTAGACGCCATTATTCTTTTTATTGCGGAACTTTCATCATCCCATTCTGTAGATACACCATCAGTAATTCCAGCTGGAAGAGAAAATACAAAACTTCTACTTGGAATGTTAGTTATACTCTCGCCTTTGGCATCCCATTCATATGCAATATACATAATCTTATGACCATCATGTTCCTCTTGTTCTTTATCTGAATAAGGCGGAGCATAATGTATCGTACCTGTCCTATTAAAGTTTTCAAGATCTCCCTTCCCCAACCTCTGATATTTAATCTGTCGTAATCTCGTCTCCCTCTTTTCCTCTCTCGTTGGAGTCTCCGCCTTTTTCTTAGAGCCTGAATTCACATGACTCCAGGCAGATGAATAAAGATCAGCACCATAATTATCTGGTATTCGCATAGGAATATTTTTTACAATATCTAACAACAATCCTAACATAATTCATTCTCCTTATATGTATATTTATAAATACTAGTATGTCATACAAAGGTTATTACAAACCACAAAACGTCCAAAAATACAAGGGCAACAAGCATAATATATTCTATCGTTCTCTATGGGAGAGAAAGTTTATGGTATACCTTGATACCACTCCGCAGATAATATCTTGGAGCAGTGAAGAAATTATAATACCTTATATTAGTCCAAAGGATAACAAACGCCATAGATACTTTCCAGATTTCCTTGTTACCGTAAATGGAGATAGTGGTATTAATACTTATTTATGTGAAATAAAACCATCCAAACAGTGTAAACCACCTAAGAATAGAAAGTCTAAATACTTTTTGACAGAACAAAAAACCTTCCTAATCAATCAAGCAAAATGGAAAGCTGCTGAATTAACCTGTAAGAAAAAAGGATGGCAATGGAAAATAATTACCGAAAAAGAGCTAAAGATAAAATATGAGACTAATACAAAAAACAATATCCGAAAACATAGGCCAAAGTAAACTCTGGTATAGAAATAAATTGGAAAATCTACAAACCAGAGCAAGAACTATGGTTTTAGAGAATCGAGAAAATCTGCATCGATGGCCAGACAAAGGTAAAATGTACCTATTTCTTTACATGCCTGAAAATAGAAAACAGCTTCAATATTATGACCTAGCACCACTCGTAATTCCAATAGAGAGTAAAAGAAACAGAATAAATTTCAGTGCTCTTAATTTACATTATCTATTTCCTAGATATAGATACGAACTTATCAATAATCTACTTTCAGAAGGAACTAATACCACCAGAGCTCTAAACAAATTCCTAAGATATTCAGAAGGAAAAGATTCAAAAACTATTACAAAAACATATTTTTATAATAAATGTAGAAGCAGATTCTTAGAAATTCCCACTGAAGAATGGGAATTAGCATCAGCCTTACCGATAGATCAGTTTCAAAAAAGACACAAATCAGTTGTATGGAATGATACAAGGGAGAAATTGATATGAGTTTTAGTCCAACACAATTTAGATCATATATTAAAGGAAATAATGGTATGGCTCTATCAAACAGATATAGAGTAAATTTAGGAAAATATAACAATGATAAAATACCTATGATGTGCCATACCGCAAAAATACTAGGAAAAACTATTAACGTTAATTCACAAATATATGGATTTGGATCTGAATACAGTCTACCTATTAATGAAGGATTTGAAGATCTAACACTATCATTCCATTGTACTCAAGGTAAAAATAAAGAAAATGGTTTACCTGAAAGACGATTATTTGATGGATGGATGGATAGAGTTATAAACCCATATACAAATCAATCGGGATGGAAAGATAATTATTCTTCCGATATTACGGTTGAACTATTTGATAATGCAGAAACCCCCATATACAAACAAAAGTTTTTTGAAGCATTCCCTATTCAAATTTCAGACCTAGAATTAACAGGAACAGGATCAGAATTATTAACATTTGATGTAACCTTTACTTTTGATAATTGGTTACTTGTAAATTAGGAGCTTTTAATTATGGCATTACCAAAACTTGATGTACCAATCTATACTATGACTTTATTATCCGATAACCGATCTATTCGGTATCGACCCTTTTTGGTAAAAGAAGAAAAAATATTATTCATGGCGATGGAGGGCGAAGACCCCCAAGAAATGACCTTAGCAATGAAACAAATAGTCAATAACTGTGTTCAAGATAATATAGATATTGACAAAATACCACTATTCGATTTGGAATATATCTTACTACATATTAGGGCTAAATCAGTAAGTGACAAATCTGTAGTATCTATCAATTGTCCTGAATGTGAAGCTCAGGTGCCAATACAAATAGACCTGACAGAAGTAAAACCCAGTTCTCAACCATCGGGTAAAAAAGATATAATGCTTTCAGATACAGTAGGAATTACTTTAAACTATCCCAGAATAGACATGACTTCTGTAGAGTCTGACAATGACTTAGAAACTCTATGGAAAATAGTAGAATCCTGTACTGACCAAATATTCGACGAAGAAAACGTATACAACCTAGATAACTATAGTACAGAAGATAAACAAGAATTTTTTGATGCAATGACCCAAGAACAATTTTCAAAAATAAGAGATTTTTTTGATCAGATACCTAGACTACAGTATCAAACAGAGTATCAATGTAAGGAATGTAATCACACAGACAATCTAACAATAGAGGGCCTTGGAAATTTTTTCGACTAGTGTTGAGCCATGATAGCCTAGCAAATATATTCCAAACTAATTTTGCAATGGTTCAACACCATCAATACAGTCTATTTGAGATAGAAAATATGATGCCGTGGGAGAGAGACATATACATCCAAATGCTAGTGGATCACGTAGAAAAAGAAAACGAAAGAATTAAACAAGAACAAGCTAAAGCAAGGAGAAGATAATGGCAGAAGATACAATCAATCTACCAGTTTCAGGACTCACAGGATTTGCAAGGGCGTCGGATGCTGCAGAGAAACTTAATGCTGTACTATCAGATACCCAAAAAGCCATGAAAGATCTTCAGGGAAAAACAACTGAGTCTGCAGAAGAGCAGAAAAAATCCTCCGACAAGTTACAAGAAGCTATATCCAAACAAGCCAGATCATTAGAAGAACAGGCTGCACGTGGTGGAGATAATGCATTCCAACTAGAGATATTAGCTGATAGAACAAAACAGGCCGCCAGAATGATGGCTGATTTTGGAGATGAAACTGATGCGGGTGAATGGAGTAGGCTTAACATAAATCTCGCATCACTAAATAATGCAGTAAAAGAATTAGATATATTACAGGAAAAGAAAAGTGGATTTGAATTAGAAGGTTCAGCGTTTGAAGATTGGCTAAATAATCCAAATATGGGTATAGATGGAGCATCACTTTCTACTATGGAAAGATGGCAAGCATATAACACAAAATTAGTAACTGAATCAATGGAGAATTTTAATTTCAGAGACACAGTAAAGAATGGGCTAGGTATACTTTCACCAGAATTAGTCACTATAGCTGAATGGTTTACTGCTAGCCCAATTGCTAAATCATTGGGATTCTGGGCAAAAAGACAACTAATGGACTGGCGAATAAGAACCAAAGAAAAAAGAATCAAAAAGGCTCAAGAAATATGGTACAAAAACGCACATATATATGGAGATGATACTAAAAAATTCCAAAACGATTTAGTACAACAAAACACAGGTGTACTAGACAGAATTAAAGGATTAGGAATTGATATTAAAGGTTCAGTTTTTGGCCCTGATTGGATAAAAAAACAAAAAGATTTAGAAATTGAAAGAATATCAGGAATTTCACTAGATGACAAAGAATGGGATAAATTTAAACAATCCATAGCTACCCGTGATATGGATGATGATAAAATTACAGGATTCATAACCAACCAAGAAAAAATTAAAGCCTCGATAGATCCTCTTAACGAAACTCTAACTAAATTAGGAGTTAAACATATTGATCAACTAGAAGATGCCTTAGGTAGAGTAGAAGGAAGATTATTTGTAAATCAAAAACATTTAGAAAGAGAAAAAGGAAAAGAAAAACAATATTTAGCAGTAGAAGGTGTAGAATCTATAGACACTCAATATAAAGAAACTGTAGAAAATTTCAGAAAAACAACAGAATCCCTATCAGGAATAGGTACAGATTTACAAAATCAAACAAATATATTAAACCAAGCTAAACCCGCACTTGAACAATTAGCTGAAATGGAAAAGGAAAAACAGAATGCTACAGAATCCGAAGAAACTGTAGAAGAAATAAAAGAATCTAAAACTTTTCTCCAACAAATATTTGGAGCCTTAACTGGAAGCCCACCCTACCTACAAACCCTAACAGAATATTTCACAAGTGGAAAATTTGAAAAGGCTATAACACCAGCTGGAGGAGAAGCAGTTGGAGTACCTAGTCAAATAAAACAAAACCTCAAAGGTGTAGGATCAGGAATATTAGACGGAATCAGATCATTCTTAGATGGACTTAATGCAATGGTAAAATCTGCCTTTGATTTTTTCCATACCTTTATAGATGGAATAGGTAATATGATCCAAAAGGTATCTAAAGTCATATCCAAAACCTTTATCAATCTGATGAAAGGATTGGGTGAAGGTATAGCTGTTCTGTTCAGAACACTAGGTAGGATTGATCCAGCATCATTAGCATTAGGTGCCGCAGCACTCGTAACCGTAGCTACTTCTCTATTCCTGATGGGAGCAGCAATGAAAATGGCTGCCCCCTTCGTTAATGCAGTATTCGGTGGAATAGCAAAAATCTTAACGTCAATTAGTAAAATAGTCAAAGTAGTTGCTGGAGCTATAGTCAAACTATTAACCAGTATCGTTGATAATATTATCAAACTGACTGAAGTTCCATTAATGGACTTCCTAAAACTAGGAGTAGGATTTGCTGCCCTAGGAGCAGGACTATGGTACTTTGGAACAACAGCTTGGATTGCAATCCCATCACTACTGGCTTTAGGTGTTGCATCAATAGGATTATCCAAACTTTTTACTGCTCTACCACCCGACCAGATGTCACTCATGGCTAGTGGATTCCGAGAACTAGCTGGAGCTGTAAAAGATTTTGGTCTGAGTTCACTATTTCTAGGGCCTGCAGTTGGACTATTAACTGCACTAAGTGCAATACCATTTGCAAATAAACTACTAAATTTAGCCCTGATCAAAGGACAAGTAAGTTCAAACGTAACACCAGAAGTATTCTCAGCTGAAAAATTAGTGGTAGGATCTGTAAGAGGAACTGCAAGTAAAGCTTTAATAGAAGGATCAGACAGAGTTCGACTGAAAGAAATAGAAAGAAATTATCAAGAAAAAGAAAAAAGAGGTGATAATAATATCACCTCTAATGTAATTACTCAACAGGACAGTATTAACGTTTACAAGCAATCCGCTCAAAACGAAGGTTTACAAAATTCTATAGTTAGTGTAGTACACTAACCATTAGCTAACTTCTCGAAATAAGAAACAGTATCACCCTTAGTATCATCAGCTGATGTAAACTTGTCATCAACCTCAGTAGTAGTAATAGCCTCTGGTTCT